GTTCTCAAGGTAAAGCTGATACGGCGTTCCACGCGCCCCTCTGAAGGCGCTGGCGCGGGTGACATACCGGCTGGCGGCCATCTTGGCACCGGCATCCGCCTCGTCTTCCGGCCGTCCGGCGCCCAAAAGCTCGCGCTTGGCGTCGTTGTAGATGCGCTCTTTGTCAGCGTTCAGGTCGAATGGAGTCGTCGATTCCCCTTGCGCGGCCGTATCGGCCGGAACGACAGCGCCTTCAATGGCTGTCGTGTCCATCATCATGTCGCCAGCGCCAAGCGTCTCCGCAGCCATCCGGTGCGCGCGAGAAATGTCACGGCCCTGATCCCTGATCTTGCGATTGACTTCCGAAAGCTCGGTATGGAGTCCTGTCAGCGCTTCATCGACCATGCCTTCCTGATCGCCCTGCATACGCGACCACATGCCGTCGATCTCGCCCGTCAGGCTTCTGATCTGAGTGCGTATCTGACGCTGCTCTTTCTTGTTCTTTGTCTCGGCCAGCGTCGCCTCAAGCGCGCTACGCTCACCACGAAGCTCATCGTATTGTTCGAACGACGGCCGACGATACATTTCAATCGTCTTTTCCAGACCGTCGCGCTGCTCAATAAGCGCGTCACGCTCAGCGAATAGCTCAGGCTCAAGCCGTCTGGCGGTTTTGTTCAACTGCTCCGGCTGGAACGAATTGAACATGCGATCCGTCAGGCCATCAATCCGCTTCTGAATGTCGAGAACCTTGTCCTCGTTGCGCGGATTGTTTTCCGTCAGGAGCGTATTGAGTTCAGTTTCCAGACCATCACGCTGCTTGGAGAGATATGAATACTCCGCAACGGGCGTCCGCTGCGGGCCATAAAGGGCATCGTATTCTTCCTCCAAGCGCTTGTAGGAGAATAGCTCTTCCAGCGGCGGACGCGATTTGATGCCAGTATACGTCTCGTGATCTGTCCCCGGCCCCATAACACCGGACGCTTCAAGCTCTCGCAGCGTCGGATTGCCCATGTCAGGCATTTCACGCGGCGAGAACAGCGCGCCGCCCATGCTACGAGACGGCGGCGGCGGCGGGACAGGCGGATTGAAATACCGATTCACCGGCTCCGCGCCGACATTGTGCAAGCGCTGACCGATGCGGTTCTGGTGGTTGAAAATGACGCCAAACGCAGAGGCTACGGCAACCTTTGTCCAATCGACATCGCCGCTGAGCGCTTCCTGACCAAGCTCCCATGCGCCCATCAGGCCGCCGCCGACAGCTTTCTGCGTCTTCCAATCCTGAAGAAAGCGACCAAGCGCCGTCTCAGCCTTGGCGGCAGTTTTGACAGCCCCATAAGGGCTGGAGGTGACAAGATACGGAACTAAGCCGCCGATCTGAGAAGCATAGGGATGCGTAGCTTCATCGACGTATCTTTGCTCCTCGGTGAACCCGAATTTCTTTTTAACGTCTTCGGAAACCAACGGCGCAACGGCGTAGTCTTTGACGCCTTCGCCAATCATCGAACCGACAAACATGCCGCCAAGTGCGCCGATGACAGGGCCAAGCGGCGCAGCGGGGCCAAGGAAAGGAGCAGCGGCAAGACCAAGCTCAGCGCCCGCGCCGGCAGTTGCTATGCCGGTTGTAGCCGGGATGACGCCGCCAATAGCAGATCGCGCTGCGGACTTTAATGCAGAAGACTCAAGCGGCGCGTCTGAATTATATTGATTAAAGGGGTTCCCTTCATCGACCGCCGGCTTGGTGACAAGCGGCTCATCAGTATTGAATTGGTCGAACGGGTTTTCTTCAGTCATTTATCGTGACCCCAAGCGCGTTAAGCAGCGTTTCGGCGCGAACAGACGGGAATGCTTTATTGAAATATTCGACGTTCTTGCGCGTCGGCGTTTCAGCCAAGGCGCGAAGAGCAGCAGACCAGCGGCCGGCGTCTATCGGATTTCCATTCGTGGCGTTTGGACGCTGCTGAATGAGCGTTTGCCACTTGCTCTGCTCAACCTTTACGGTGTCAGGCGGCGGCATAATGACCGGCTCTTTACGCTCTCCGGCTCCAGCGCCAACAGCGGACAGCATGCTTCTGTTTATGTCGTCGCGGCTGCGGAGAGACGTATACATTTTCTCGACGCGCTCTTTTGTCAGGAACTCATAAGGGGAGCCACCCTTTTTGATATGCTCCTCAAACTCCTGATTAAATCTTGGCATGAAAACAGTGTTGAACAGGTTTTCGCCAACATCGTCTTTGAGATTGATTGCCTGATTTTCGTATGAAAGGTAGCGCTTGGCTTCCGCAATAAAGTGCGCTTTCGTGGAAAGAACACCGTCGCTCAGATCGGTCTTTTTGTTTCTCTGAAGGTCATTCCACAACGCATTTGCGCCTTGCGTCGTTAATTTGCCCTCAATCCGCAACTGCATAATCTCATCGTAGTTGGTGATTTTATGCTGTGCCAAGTCCTGTAGTGCGTTTGCGTAGCCTGTGCCGAAAGACCGCGCCTCTAGTTGCGTGGGGTCGTTTATTTCCTGATCGACAATTCGCTTGAGATTGAGCTTTTGCGTGGCGTCAAGACGTGGATCGGCATTTAGATCGACAAGAATATTGTCGGTCTTATTGTTTAGCACTCGCGACACATAGTCTTGGGTGGCGTCATTGGCGACATCGCGCTTCTGATTTTCAGCGACACGGATAGCCAACTGCTGTTGCTGCGTCCCGGCAATAAGCTCTTTTGACTTATTGTCATAAAGCTCAAGTTTCCGCTCCGGCGACAGGATGTCAGAAAACCGGCCTTGCGACATGCCAAGTTTGGCATACGAAAGGACGCTGGAACCGTTGGCGTCCCTGACATCATTTCCTTCAAGCGCTGCTTTTGCTCCGCCCATGCCGCCAAGATGGGCCATCGCATAGATGCCCTCTTTCGTAATCGGCACTCCATTAACTTCGGTTCCGATATATTTTTCTAGGCCGGCCGATTTAAGCTCAGCATCCATTTTGGAGATATGGATATTGAACGCGGCTTCCTGAGCGGACGGATTTGCCAAGAAGTCTTTAAGCGTTTTGACTTCGGGGAAGCCGGGAATATTAAACTGTCCAGACCACTTTCCGGGCGCATCTTTCCCTGAGCTATTCCAGTTGTGGAGATCGCTTCTGTTATTCAGATGCTCCCCGCTGCCGGGGACATATATGCCCAAGTCTTTCAGGCGCGGAGCACCAAACTGATAAAGACCGGCAAATCCGAATTGATTGACAAGCGTTGGGTTGCCGCTCGACTCACGGTGCATCAAAGCGCCCTTGAGGCCGCCAAGCTCCCTGACGACGACATCCGCCGGCTGGTTCTTATACCAACCCTCTACGGCTTGCGTCGTCCAAGAGTTTCGGAACTTCTCGCCCTGCTCGTGGGTGATAATTCCCTTGTTCTCAGCGGCCGTAATCATTGTGTTCATCCGATTGAACACAATCTGGCGGTCTTCTTCCTTTTCGACTTTTACGAAGTCCTTATGGAAGTTTTCGGACGTTGAGATAAGCGTCCCAACTTCTGTGTCACGACCAATCGAGTTTATTCGTCCCTCAAGGGTCGCTTTACCGCGCGCTAGGTCATCTGTCGTATGAGCAAGAAAAAGCTCTTTCCTATACGGATCAGAGATTGAGTCGGCTATTTTATTGCGTATTTCATCGTATTTCTGAGGGTAGTCTGTTCGCAGCTTATTGATGTCAAAAGTATTATTTACTTCTGAGTCCAGAGCAATTCTGGCGCTAGTGTAGTTGCCGACGTTAATTGCGTTGTCGAGATCGTCCTGCTTCTGCTGTTCGCGCCCAAATATACGGAGGCCGGCATTCGCGATGGATTGAACGCCTTCACCAACCGCCACCATACCACGAGCGTTATCAGCAGGAACGTAATCTACCTTGCTGACACGGACTGGCTCGACTGGCTCTATTGGCCGAGCAAACGTCGGCGTCGCATAATTCGGGTCGCCCCCCTTACCCTGACTGCTCGACAGCGGGCCAAGGGAGGATACGTCAGGAAGAGTCGCCATTTTTTACCCTTTATGCAGGCAGCGAACCGCCCATATATTTGTAGCTTGTCAGCGCCGAGCCGGCTCCGCCAAGGAGCGTTCCGGCCGCCATCAAGGGCGCTTGGCTGCGCGCCGCCGATGCGGCGTTGTAATAATTTCCGGCTGTCTGATAGGCGGCTGTCGTCGCGTTGCGATAAGACGCCGCTTGATTTTTATACGATGAGCCTTGAGCAATTATGCTGCGGCGCTGCTGCATGATGCCATACGCCGTATTCTGGGCATTCCATTTGTCAGCTACGCCCTGATCGTAAATACTACGAGCGGTATTCTCTGAGTCATAAAGCGCCATCAGCTTATTAAATTCGCCCTGCGCGCCAACCTGACCAGCAATGTCGAGCGCCGGCCCTGCGCCGGAAGCAGCTCCTCTTGCCTGCACGGCTGACAGAGCAAGCTTCTTCTCTCGCGCCGCGTTGAAGGCTCTGATCTGGCCTTCTGCTCTTGCAAGATCGGCGTTTGCAAGAGCGGTCTGAAACTTGTTCTCACCAATCGCAACCGTGTAATCAGCCGCCCTTTGCGCGTCATCCGCCGCAAACTGCGCTTCTCTTGCTGCCGATTCTGCGCTGGCTTCACCAAATATCGACTGCGATATGCTGGAAATCGCGTTGTTGGCGTTGTTCTCATAGCCTGACGCCTGAGACATTGCGCCTTGATATTGGCCGTATGCGCTTATGCCAGCCCCTACGAGACTGGCTCCGGCCATTGCCGCTGCTGCCATTTATGTATTCTCCGGGTCAGCTTAACCGCTGGTTTCCATTTCAATCGTGAAGCCAAGCACGGTCGCCGGGAGGGGCGACGCGGCTTCAAGGTAGATGCGCGAGTCGGTGTCCCACAGGCCGTTAAGCTCAAATTGCTGCGCGTCGTAATACTGCCAAATCTTATTAGCGGCTGTTTCAGCGCCGTCTTCGATCAATGGCAGATTGTCGGCTGTATATGTTCCAGCCTGCACATCGTATTGACCGTAACGGACGCCCTGATAATGCGTCCGATCCAGCACCATGCCGATTTTGTTCACGCGCTTCATCTGGTTGATCGGCGTTCCCTCGCGGGCCGCATACGCCAGCTTCGATGAAATAAACTGAGCGGTGTAGGGCAACCCGACGACCGCCTTGGTGACTGCGGTAGAAACCGTGATCGTTCCGCTTGAAACGGTGTATGTACCGAGATCGCGGCCGGTGCTGTTTGAAACATCCGTCGCCGTTGCGCCCCAAACCGATACCGTCTTGCCTTCCAGATGGCTAAGGCCGGTGATGGATGTGGTGGCCGCGCCTTCGTAAATGGCATGGCAGTCAAGCAGCCGATTAACAGAAATGCCCTGACACTGATCGACGCGCGCAAGCTTCTCAAGGTAGCGCTTTGTGGAGCCGTTCACCGTGCGTTTGACAATAAGGTAGACCTGATCCTCAAGCGTTCCCGGCAGCACGGCCACGTTTTCGATGAAGCCATCATCGGCGGCTTTTACGCGGAACCATGCTTCGACTTTATCTTGCTCATCGAACAAGAACACGGCGGCCTGACCGTCGTTTCGGATAAGCCAAAGCCGCGTATCAAGCTGGCGCTGAATGCCGAGGCTGTTGAACCCCGGAATGCCAATGTCAAGGTTAAGCCGCGTCAGGTCGAGCGTTTGGTAGTCGAATGATTGCGTCGTGAAAATAATCATATACACGCGCCGACCGGAGCGCTGGATAAAGACGCCCTTCTGGTCAAGCGACAGCGGGCGAAGCGTCGCCGTGCCTTGTGTATTCGAATATTTGAGGTTGAATTTGGTGGGCGTCAGAGGCTCATCAAATGAGCTTGATCTGGCTGTAATAATACCAGCGTCCGTCCCGATGACAAGGCGCTGAAGTGAAACCATGAAGTTTGTGTTCTGGATCGGCCCCTTGCCAATAGAGCGATTGATCGGCGCGGCCTCGCCTTCCATGTCAAGGTCAAACGAATAGTAATTGTCTGACACGGAACCCCAAATGCGGGAGCCGCCGGCCCACCAAAGCCGGCCCTCATGGATCGCCACCGACGACGGCCATCCTTGATTGCTGTCCCACTGAGAAAGACGCCATTGAGTAGTAGAGCCGGAGCCAAGCGTCGTGCCGCCGGAGGTGACGCAACCGTAAAACGGCTTGAGGACTTGGACGTTGGCTTTGTGCGGCACAGACGAAGTGTCGATTGATATAATTCTGGCAATGCCCGCGCCGCCACCGCCACCAATCGACAGGTTACAGGTGGCGGTTCCAGAGGTGTATGACTTGAAGAAGAGGCGGTAGCGCGATTGCACGTTCGCCATGTGGTCGTTGTATGATTTTGATTGATTGGTTGTATATGTTTCGATCTCAACCCAATCGGAAATGCCTTCCGGGTCAAATGTGCGCTGGAGGGAAATCGTTCCAGCCCATGTGCCTGTGATCGAAATATTAAACGTGCGCTCTGACGACGCTTGCGACTTGAAGCTTGACGTTCCTGAGTCCCAATATGTCGTATCAGCCGTGCCGGTGACAAATATTGAAGCCGTATACGTCTCAGCTACGTTTAGGTCTTCAGTCGTATCCTGCTGCATGTGATAGAGGCGAATTAGCGCCCCAACCATAGTTTCCTGAAAGAACTGCTTGTTCGATGTAATGACCGCATCCCCGCGCAAAGCGCTCGGCGTCATGCGAAACGTGTCATCGCCTGTCTTTCCGGGGAAAGGCCCGTCATCGACTTCGTATTTGACCACCGACCATGAGTTAAACTCTCGGCGCTCAATCGTGTATTGCTGATGGCCGGCGCAGGCGACGTAGACAATATCGGCAGACTGATCGTATCTGACATACGGAAGGTCAGCTTCCAGCCACGGCGTCGGGATAACCATAGCGCCGCCAGATTCAATCGTAATCGGATTGATCGTATACGAGCGGGCATCCTTGCTTTCAAACTGCAAGTAGACCGTATTTGTCGTCGGCGCAAAATTGACAGAATGCGTGCCGGTGCCAAACGTCGTTTCGGTGAAAACGTCGTCGTCACCCTGCGTCGTGCCGATTTTGAAGCTCAGGCTTCCGCCTTTTGTAACGGTGATACGCAGGCCGTGGGACTTGTTCAGATTGCTGGTGCAATTCATCGTCCCATAGGCATAGGACAGGCCGCCCTGCTTAACGTCCTTAAACGTCATCGCGCCGGTCGTGCCGTCAACAGTAATGGATGCGCCGGTCGAGGCAGTTTTCGTCCAAGACGAGAAGGCTTGTATGGTGCTTGTGACCGTATCGCGGCTGACAAGCTCCCCGTCCGCCCACACCCGGAGGTTCTGGTCTGTAATCTCCAAAAGCGCCGCGTCGTCTGTCGCGTAAACGAACTCCAAAATACGGCATGTCTTATTGCCGTATGTCGAACCGAGGTATTCCGTGCCGGGTCGAAGGGTCATCGGGCCTGCCGTCAGCGGCATCCAGTTGACCATTGTATCCGCTGACATGGCGAGGCGTTCTTGATCGACTCGCATCAATGACAGGCGTGATACTTCCCCACGGTTTAGGGCGTAAAACGGCGCGTTATAGCGGGGCATCTATCACCAATTCTTGATAGAGTTGCTGTAGTAGCCGATGTAGCCGCGACGGGTGCGACTTGTCGTCCACGTTCCAAGCGGCCACGGCTGCGGGGGCTGATCCATCGCGTCGTTTGCCTGAGCTTTTTTCCAGTAGAGCTTTTCACGAAGCTCAATCCTGTCCATCAACGCATCGTTCTGCGTGATGCGACTGACAATGGCGCGGGCCAGCGCTACGCCGACGTATTCGGCATAATCGACAGGCCAGTTGGCAAGCGTGCTGCCAAGCGTGCTGCTGACATAGCGGACATAGAGCGTGTCCGCGTTTGCCAGCCAGTAGCCTTCTTGATCCTGATAATTCCGCAGAGGCGGGTCGAGCGTTTCCGACGTGGAGATAAGCGTCGTGCGAACCCAATCTGACGGCTTAGGGAATGCCGACTGATAGCCAAACGCCGGCGTCACATATTCGTCGTAGGTGATCTCAGATACCCGCGTCGCCCAATTCCAACTGCCGGCGCGGAGGCAAAGAAGCAGAGTGTCGGCGTATTCGTCGTCCAAATAACGCCGACTCTCTCGCGCTTCTGACAACGACGCAAGTTTGCGCTCACCAAGATGGCGTAGCGCCTTGTTGTAAAGCTGAAGTTGCGTCGTTGATGCTGTCATGGTTATGCCGCCATTGCTTTGACGTGAGACTTGATGTATTCAATCGCCTGCTCTCGCGTCTCGTATCCGTCCTTGATGATCTGATTGTCAGCCAGTCGGACGACGGAGAATTTGCGGTGCGGGCCTTTCCACGCAACTTCGAACTCTGGTGAGCCAAGAGGGACAGCCACGGGTTCAAGGTCTACTTTGCGAAGCAGAGCCATTTTGGCCCAATTCCGGCCAGCGGCGCGGACGTAAAGCTCGGCAAAGTAGCTGCCGTCTTCGGCATGAATTTCTACGATGTCTCCGGGCTTGAACTTGTAGCCAACCAAAGACCAATAGGCGTCCTTAAGGATGTCTTCGAACGCCGTGCCGTCTTCTGGCACGACATGATGCGCCTGACGCGCAAACTCAATAAAATTGATCCGCGACTCGCGAACCATCGGAACGCCAGCTTCTTGCATGTGCTACTCCAAAAAAGACGGGGGCCACGATGGCCCCCATCAGATGCTTGCTTAGACGACGGTAGCGCCGCTCGACGTGACAGCCGAAACAACCGTCAGGGTGCCAAGCGGAGTGGCCGTGTCAGACACAAGAACAAAATCACCAACGACCATGCCGAGGCTGGAGCCGTTGGAGAAATAGTTGCTGCCCTTAACGGTCGCGACCGCATCAGCAGACTTGTAGACCCAGATACCGGGGCCGTTGCCGTCGAGAGCGCCGGCGGACGTGCGAACCGGCGGGTTAGTCGTAACGTAAGCCATGAGGCTTTCCTTTCGTGATCGGAGAACAAAAAAGGCTCCGGCGCTAGCCGAAGCCTATTGATTAGTACGCAGAGCCGTCGTGACGAACCTCGACGACACCCTTCGTCTGAAGCAGCTTCGATCCCATGAAGATCGTGCTGCGGGCGAAGTAGTAATCGTCCTCTTCGTTGTAGCCGGCTTTGACATCCATTTCGCCGGTATTGACCGCATGGCCGATAGCCGACTTGTGGAAGGCGTAGCACTTCTCCGTCGCGGTAGCCGCACCAGACAGGCGGGGATGCCAAATCCAGTTGAAGCCAGCCCAACGCTCAATGCGCTTCATGCCGGGAGCGCCAGCGATGAACGGCAGATTCATGTCCACCCAATCGCGCGAACCAAATTCCTTGGTCTGCATCAGGTAGGCACGGAAGGCCGGCGAGGCGACGAAGAACATATTGTCTTCCTCTTCGACCGGGACTTCGTTCTTGCCGAGGATGGCCTGAGCCTTCATCACGAGAGCCAGCGAGGCGGTCGTGGACGAGCCGGTGTTGTTGGTGGCGTTCGCAAGTTCGCCAAGAATGTCTTGGTCAATCTTGCGGTTCATCACCTTAACCGTCGTCTCCTGCATGATGCGGCGACCGTCACCCTGCGAACCGAAGATGTTAAATCCGGTTTTGCGGGGCTTGTCGTGCCATTCCTGCAAGGTGGCCGTGTACTGGGTCAGGT